GGCAGCCGATAGGCAAAGCAGGGCGGCTCCGCTACCAGCAACCGCCAGCCGCATAGATAGCGGCCAGGACATATATATACACTGTAGCCCCATGCACGGGCTACGAGTGCGACACGTCCCCGCACTATAATACCGCGTCAACCGCTGCCAGCCATAGCCGCTACATATATATGGATATGGTGCGTGGATTTTAAACATTGTGAAAGTTTTCACAATCTAGTATAATATATTAGCGTACTAAAAAATTATGGCCAGAAAATATAACTACAAAACGAAAAAAGAAAATGGGAAAAACGGTACTGGCGCACCGAGCAAGTACAACAGCAAGTACTGCGCCGATATAGTTACTTTTTTTGCCGATGCACCACGCTGGCAGCTGATAGACGATAGTAGCTCATGCGGGTCGCAAGGTGATTCAACCCACAGTAAAAAGATACCTGCCCAGTTACCGACATTTTATAATTTTGCTAAAAAAATCGGGGTTAACGAGGATACAATCGTAGTGTGGGCGAAAGTATATCCCGAGTTTTCCGCCGCATACAACGCAGCCAAGCAGGAGCAAAAGCAGTGGCTTATCGAGGTAGGAGCTAGCGGTTTATGTCCGCCCGCAAGTTTTATTTTCATCGCTAAAAATATCACGGACATGCGCGATAAAACGGAGCAAGACATAAACGTAAAAACATTTGAGCATTTCAAAAAAGAAAAAGACAAGTACGGGATATAAGCAGTAAAAAGTTGTTATGCTAAAAAATGACAATTACAGGCAGTTCATTGAGGATAATTTTAAGATTGTTAACAAGCAGGGTGTACTCGTTGATTTTATCCTTAACGCGATACAGCGCAAATATTTGTTAGAGGATTACACCGGTACCGACGATATTTTGAAAGCGAGACAGGAAGGTTTCAGCTCTTTGATAAACGCTATTTTTACAGCAGATTTTTTGCTGAAGGAACATAGCTATAGCGTGATAGTTGCCGACATCGAGGAAAACGCAACGGGGTTGCTGGATAGAGTAAAAATGTTTTTGTCGTCGTACGAGGAAAAGAACAAAATCAAAATCCCGCTCAAGTACGATTCGCGTTTTGAGATGTACAATAATTTCATGGATTCGCGTTTTGTCATCGGCACGGCGAAAAACGCAGAATTTGGGCGCAGTAAAACGATAACAAATTTGCACTGCTCAGAGCTGGCGTTTTTTAGCAACATCGAAAAAATAACGGCAGGAGCGGGGCAGGCGGTTGTAGACGGTGGGCGCAAAATATATGAGACTACGGCTAACGGATATAACTCGTATAAAAAATTTAGGGATGAGGATAATGGGTTCAACAAGATTTTTTACTCAGCCTCTCAATTTTATCCAGTAGAGTTTCTAGCTAAAAAGAAAAAAGAGCTAGGGCGGTTGTTTAGGCAGGAGTATCCCGAGTCAGAGGCAGAGGCTTTTATCACAAGCGGCGACCCATATTTCAAAACTGAAAGTTTAGAATATTATTTGAGTGAGACAAAAAATGTTGAAGCAATTTAGGAAAATTAAAAAAGGTGAGTTTTTTGTTGTGGGTTGCGATTGTTCGATGGGTTGTGGTGATTATTCAGTGGCGCAATTCGCGAGCAAAAATTGGCTGGATGTGCCGTTAGTGTGGAGCAGTAAATCGTCGGCGACCGAGATGACAACACAAATATATCCGGTGCTAGAACAACTATATGAGTCTACGGGAGTGCGCCCCCTGGTAGCATATGAGCGTAACAATGGCGGCGTTTTTGAGATGGATAGATTAGCTGCACTTAACCGGCTGGATAAATTTGAGATTTTCCGGCGAGCCGAAAAAGATTTGGACGATGGCACGATTAGCGTAAGCAATAAATTAGGCTGGGATACAAACAGCGCAACCCGTCCGGCGATGCTGGAGTCGCTGAAAGACGCGATAGACAATAAATTGCTACGGCTATATGACAGAGTTACAGTTGGCGAGTTATTGAGTTTTGTAAATATTCGCACTTCGACGGCGTGGAAAGCACAAGCGGAAAAAAATTCACACGACGACCACGTGATGGCGTTAGCAATCGCGTGGAAACTTGTAGAGATGAGCGAGAGCGTCGAGGAGCGTAAGGGGAAAACTGGCAACGAGGCACTGGAAAGATATAATCAAAGACTGAATCAAATTGAGGCGAGCAAAACAGGGTACTGAAAAAAATGGAACTAAAACCCATTGTCGGGAAAACGATTGTTGAGCCAATAAGAAACGAGGAAGAAAAAACCGCGAGCGGGCTGATATTGCCTAGCACGTCCGTGCAGGATGACTATAGCGATATGGCAATAATTTACGAGTCCGATATTTACGCACGAGGCGAAAAAGTGTTGTTGCCTATGTATGATTTCTCAAAGATAGAGCATAACGGCAAAATATATTTTTGCCTCAACACTGTAGATATATTGGGAGTCATAAAATGAGTAATTTAAAAAAGAGCGAGGCCAAAATTGATGTTGCCGGATTTTCCGTTAAGGGCGCAAGATTTTTAGTTGAGTGCGAGCAGGATAGTAATACATACAATAACAGTATAATTCTTAAGGCAGAAAAGTACAAACGTTTTGCGCGCAGTGGATGGGTAGCACAAGTGGGCGATGGAGTTGAAAAAAAAATACTTGAAGAAAATAATTTAGGGGCAGGCGATAAAGTTTTTTTTGACGCATATAGCGGGCTGGATGTTGAGCTAAATGGTAAAGACTATAAAATAATCACGATAGAAAATTTATTGTGTAAGGAGTGTAACTAATAATGGGCGAAAAAAGAACAGTTGACGGGCAAGCTTTTGTGCGTGGGTTACTGGCAAAAAATTGGGTTATAGTGGGGAAGGATAGCACGGGCAAAACGATAATGGAAAAAATAGAAGTAAAACCTAAGGTCAGGGTAGTAGAAAAGACTGTAGCCGAGGCACAAAAGAAAAAGTAATAAGGCGAAAAATGATAAAACTTGACGACGATAAAAAGAAGAAATTGATAGCATACTTTAGCGCGCTAATCACAACTGAACTGGATGCGCGTAGAGATATGCACGAAAATATTCAAGAGTACTGGCAGCGCCACCTGAATAAATACTCGTGCAAAAAAGATAAATCGTTCCCCTGGGTAGGCAGTGCCGATTTCCAAAGTGGGTTGATAGAGACAGCGGACACGCTTTTAGAGGCGCAATTTGCGGGCGCACTAAACACACTTAAACCCGTAGGCATAACTGCCGGAACATCTACAGCCGCTTACATAGCCGCAAAAAAAGTTGAATCTTTTTTCAATAATTACTGGGTTCAAAAAAGTGGGATGAAAAAAGTATTACTTGACGCTTTCCAGTACTGGATTGTCGAAGGTCAAATGTTTTTAGGAGTTATACCGTATACCGACGGAATGAAAAAGAAATATAAAAGATATAAGTCCAATGTAAAAATAGTTGACACAATCAAAAGAGCTTACCAGTATATATCTGGCCAGGATGGGGAATACGAAAGAGAAGAAAAAACAAGCACCGATTATCTAGGTGCGGTATGGCAAAATATACCCACAGTAAAAGTTGGCTGGGACAGGAACGCCGCCAGTGTCGAAAAGTGCAATTTCTTTTGGTGTGAATTCGATTTAAGCAATTCGGAAATAAGAAAAAAAATTAAAGAGCAAAAATGGATTGACTCTGACAGTATATTGCCGGACAAAGACAAGACTAATATTTTGCCAGATAATGAAAAAGCAAATAACACAGAGGAAGAAGACAAAAATGACTATCAGGGTTTTAGCGACACTAAGACGAGTAAGAAAACATTTTACAGAATATACGCCTATTATGATTTTAACGATGATGGCAATGATGAGAAAATAGAGTTGGTTTTAGAAAAGGATACTTTCAGGCTTTTTTATATTGACTACAACCCGTTTTTTGATGGCAGAATTCCCTATGTGAGTGCGCCTTTTTATACTATCGCCGGCAGAATACCAGGGCAATCTAATCCGGCGAGGCTGGCTAATTTGTCCGACGAATTCGACACATTGCAGAATCAAATTATTGACAACAATACACTTACTAATACTTTTTGCGGGACGGCGTTGGAAAGCCCTGGATTTGTTGTTGACAAAATTAAAGTTAAGCCCGGCCTTTTCATCCCCGTAAAATCGCATGACGCGCTTAAAGTTTGGACAATCAATAATCGCATTAACGATATGTCGTATCAACAGCAAACTGTACTGTCTTTATTTGAGCGCAAAAGTTTAGTTAACGACACTATGGCGGGTCGCGAAAGTGCAGACAGCAATAAACAGACATACCGTGGATTGGTTACGCTCCTTAAGCAAAATGCAGTAAGTTTAAACCGTCCAATGCAAAATTTTCAGGAAGCTCTTGTGGAAGCTGTCAAGCAAACAATTATGTGTCTATACGAATTTATGCCGGCGGACGGTATCAGGTATGCGTATACTAAAAATGGTGAAGCTGGCGACGAAAATGCCGGACATGAATCCGATGTTTTGAAACGCGAAGATTTGGAATACATGGATGAGTTTAATATCGGCGTGCTTAACGGTGTTGTTGATATAATGCTGGATGCCGAAAAACAGGTAGCAATGTTTTTACTGCAAGCATTCGGACAAGATAATTCGGGCGAAATAAACACATTTGAAATTAAGAAGAATATAATTGAGACTATGGCTCCAAGATTAGCTAAGACGATAATTCGGGAGCCGCGTGAGGTGCAGGCTTTAAAGATGGTGATGGCTAAGGGGCAGGAATTAGCGGCAAAAGAACAGGCGTTAATGGGGTTGCAGGAAAAAATATTAGGCGAGCAGCAAAGCACACAAGAGAGTGCATTCATGCAGGAGCTTGCCAATTCAGGGGTACCGGAAGAAGAGTGGCCGAGTATGTTGCAGAAATTCCGTTCACAGCACGGTGCCGGTGGCGTTGAAGGTGGAGAACAGCAACAATCAGGTGTTGAAGGTAATAAGGGAGAAATACCGCAATGAAAAAGAAATTTAAAAAAGAAAGCTTGCTCGCCGTTACCCCGCCGCGGCTAAAACAAAGTATGCGGGTGCGCTCTAGTAATGTGCCGCAAGTTAAGAAAATGAAATTAGACGGTAGAGGCAAAATGCTAGTGAGCTATAGTGTACGTGGGCTTAATAAAGATTACGAAAACCCTAAAGAATATAATGCCGACATTGAAATTGACAATGTTAAGATTGTAGGCAATTCGTGGGGAAAACATTTAAAGGATGGCGGTAAAAATGTTAAATAGAAAAGATTTGATTGCTGCATTCGATTTATTCGATGACTATACCCAAACCGTAACATTATTTTGCGTCAATTCATCAAATGCAACATTGCGCATAAGAGTATCGCGACTAAAATATAGACGAGGTGGATTCAATAAAAAAGCGCATGAATACGTTGTTACGATTGGTGCGCCTAACTGGAAGGAACGCCGGTATTTAAAATCCTGTAAAAAGAAAGGGGTAAAACCCTCGCGAGTTTTGGTTAAGAAGATATGAAACATGAATGGCTAATACCCATAATAAAAAAATATATAGATGAAGATAAGATTCATGGGAAAATAATTATAAATAGCGACGGGACGGGCGCAGTATATGCCGAAATAACGTTAAGGGTAAACAAGCCGGCGGAGTCAAACGATAAAAAGATTATTGAAAACTGAATAAATAAATAGTCAGGCAATCTGAACAACGGGAGCCGCTATTACGACGGAGAGGGTGAAACCTCGGTGGTGTGAATAACACCGACACGTCATAATAGTGGCTTTTTATTTTTTGAGGAAATAAATGGAAGATGAAAAAAGAATAGCTGAACTGGAAGAAAAAGAGACAGTACGCAACATGTTGCAAAGCAGGGCATGGAAAATAGTTATGCGCGATTTAGACGCTATTGAAAAATCTAATATAGAAAACCTTATAAACTCTGCCGACATGGAAGATGAGCAATTAAAGGGCGAGATTAGAGGGCAAAGAAATATTTTAATAATGTTGGAAAATAAGTACCTGAAATGAGGTGATGGCAAAAACGTAACGAGTATTAAAAGTGCTACCCGTGTAAACGGCACACTTAAAAAAATAGGAGTAGAAAAAAATGCCAAAAAATGAAGACCTCTCAAATCCTACTGCGCCAGAAGCCACCGCGACAAGCGGCAACGCTGCTGACGGCACCGATGTCAAGGGGAACGAAGAAAACGCCGCACCGCAGGTTCCGGCATCTCCACCGGCATGGTCGAAGGGTGGAAAGTACAAAACGCCAGAAGAACTAGCCGCGGCATACGACGCTAGCGTTAACGAGATGAAAATCAAAGAACGTGAGG